CATCTGATATTGATAAGTTAACAAATGAATTAGACGCTCAAATTGCAGCGAGAGACTTAGATATTGACTCTTTAGAGGCTGTAGCTAGAGTTCTATTAGGATCTAAAATTGATAAAATGTCTACTGCTGAATTAAAGCGCGACGTATTTGTTTATGCAAGAAATTATCCAATGTCATTCTTAGAGATGTTGAATGATCCAATGTTGCAGTTACGTAACACATGTGCTAAATTCTTTGAGTATGACTTATTAAAGTTAAAGAATAAAGGTAGAGATATCTATTTTAATCTTCCACAAAACAAGAAAAAATTATTGACAGTACCTTTCGGGGAAAATCATATTTACATATTAGCTTCTTACCTACAGACAGATGAAGGTATTGAAGTATTGAGATTACTTGAAAATAAAATCGAGTAAATTACTTTTCTTTTTATGCTTGAAGGCGCTCTTTTACAGGGCGCTTTTTTTTATTATCTTTGTAAAAAGTTTTTAAGAATGATAAACTCAGTAAGAAATACTGTATTGTCTGTAGCTAACAAGAATAATTTTGGGTATATTACTCCAGATGATTTTAACTTGTACGCTAAGCAAGCGCAGTTAGACATATTTGAAGACTACTTCTACCAGTACAATACATGGATACTAAAGCAGAACGCTAGACAGTCTGGAAGTGGATATGCAGATATAGTTAAGAACGTAGAAGAGGTTATTGATAGCCTGTCTTCAACAGCTTCACTAACATTTTCAAGTTCGGTATTTAATTTACCAAGCGACTTTTACTATCTGAATACTGTAAGATACGGATCAAAAGAGGTGGATAGGGTATCACAAGATAAGATACTAAACCTACTTTCTTCTAATTTAACAGCTCCGTCAATACTTTATCCAGCGTATGTTTTAGAAGGGGATAGTATTAAGGTATATCCAACAACAATAGCATCAAACGTTAGTACTCAATATATTAGATACCCTAGAGATCCTAAGTGGACGTATACTTCGTTATCAGGAGGAGAGCCGCTATTTAATCAATCGGCATCCGACTACCAGGACTTCGAATTGCCTTTGTCAGACGAGCCTTTACTAACAGCTAAGATACTTCAGTTTGCTGGTATATCTATTAGAGAGGGAGATGTTTTCTCTTTCGGAACAAGTGAAGAAGTTAAGAATCAACAAACTCAAGGATAATAATGGCATACTTAACTGGTTATCAATACTATGAGAATTCAGGTAATTTACCTGAAAACGAAAACTGGGGATCGTACCAGTACATATCTTTAGATGATATTGTAAATAATTTTATGCTAATGTATGTTGGTAACGACAAGTTAATAAACAACGTACAGAGATATAATGTTTTATTCCACGCAAAAAGAGGAATTCAAGAAATAAACTACGACGCTCTTAAGGAGATTAAGGTTCTAGAAATCAGTATCTGTGACGACCTTAAGTTTATATTACCTAACGACTACGTAAACTACGTTAGAATATCATTATATAAAGATGGTGTATTACGACCGCTTACTGAAAATATTCAAACAAACTATAGTAATAGTTACTTACAGGATAATAACTGTAGAGTATTATTTGATCAGGATGGAAATGTACTTGAGGGTACTTCTATTTTAGATTATGACAGGGTTACTAATCAACAAAAGACTATGTATCCTGGTAGTGGTTTATACGCTGGTAGAGAGGGTATTAATATAGATCAGAACTGGTACTTCGACTATTCTATCGGAGCTAACTATGGTTTAAATACCGAAACAGCTAATATAAATCCAACATATAGAATAGATAAAGCATCCGGCGTTATTAATTTTGGTTCTGGAATGGCTGGAGAGTTGTGTATTTTAGAATACATTTCAGACGGAATGCAGAATGGTGACGACTCCAAGGTTAGTATAAATAAACTTGCCGAAGAGTTTATATATGCGTACATCAAGTATGCTATACTAAACTCAAAAGTTGGCGTACAAGAGTACGTAGTTAACAGAGCTAAGAAGGATAAAACAGCCCTTCTAAGAAATGCAAAAATAAGATTGAGTAATATTCATCCAGGTAGATTATTGATGAATATGAGAGGTCGTGATAAATGGATTAAGTAAGATATATGGCAAACGCTGATGTAAATTTCATTGCCGGTAGAATGAATAAAGATTTTGACGAGCGTGTAGTCCCTGCTGGAGAGTACATTGATGCGTTAAATATCAGAATAGGATCTACCGAGAACAATAGTATAGGTGCTGTAGAGAATACTAAGGGTAATATAAAATTAACTACCTTGCAGTATAACGGATCTCCTCTTGTAGACGCTACCTGTATTGGAGCGTACGAGGATGGGTCTAACGAGACCATATACTGGCTTGTTGCATCTCCTACCGTAGATATGGTTGTGTCATTTAATACTGACAAGAAACTATTAAAGTATCACGTTGTATCTGAGGACGTGCTTAACTTTAATTCAGAGTACTTAGTTACCGGTATAAACTTAATAGATAATTTATTGTTTTGGACTGATAATTTAAATCCTCCAAGAAAAATAAATGTAACCAGAAACTATCCCGAGCCAATAGCTGGAATAGATCAAATTGATGAGAGTGATATATCTGTGATAGTTGCTACTCCATCATCAGCTCCTAATATTACACTTGCATTTGTTCCAGACGAAGAGAACTATATAACCGACAAGTTTATATCATTTGCTTATAGATATAAATACAAGGACGGAGAGTATAGCGCTCTTTCTCAGTTTAGTGAAATAGCTTTTGAACCTGGTAATTTTAGTATAGATTATTCTACATTTGAAAATGCCGGAATGGAAAATATATTCAATTCGGTTAATATTAATTTCAATACTGGTAGCAAGAATGTAGTAGGTATTGATATTTGCTTTAAATTTTCTGATTCTAACATTATAAATGTTGTAGAAAAGTATAATAAAAATCAAGAAGGATGGTTTGATAATTCCATTCAACAAATATCATTTACCAATAAAAAAATATACACTACTCTAACAGAGAGTGAATTGCTTCGTCTTTTTGATAATGTTCCTAGATTAGCTAAAGCCCAGACAACAATGGGTAATAGATTAATGTATGGTAACTATGTAGATGGATATAATATAGAAGATAACAACGGAAATGCAATAGATATTGATTACGACTTAAGTTTAATATCTGAAGACGTAGGTTTCGTTGAGTTACCTGTTGATTTAACCAATGGAACAGTATACACTATAGATTCATCAACTCCTAAAACAGTTAATAACTCTCAGTTTAATATAGATCTATCAGGTATATCATTAACTAGTGGATCTTACATTTCAATAAATATAAATCTACAACACGATTCTTATTCAGGTGACACTTCTTACACTGACGCGCCTGAAAATAGTTTTGAGTATGATTTTGTTTTTAATATACAAAAAGATTATGGAAGCGTTCATGAGTTAGCCACTAGTCAGGAATTTATAGACGCTATATCTACTCATGAAGTTTATTCTAATGCCTGTGCTGGAACTTCATTAACAGATTTTTTTAATTGTCAAATAATTACTAAATCCGGATGGAATGAGGTTGGAAGCGGAATACTGAATATTGACGGTTCATTTGTCATATCTTCATCTCTTGGATCTGATGTAATAGGAATTCAAATACCGGCTTTAAAGTTTAGTTTTGAAACTTCACCTGGAATATTTGTTTATGCTTACGAGTATCTTTCAAGTGCAATAATATCATCTAGTTTTTCTGAATTAGGAGCAAAACAAAGTCTGCATAGTAATAGAGATTATGAAGTTGCAATTGTGTATATGGACGAGTACGGTCGTAGCTCTACGGCATTAGTCGATACTAATAACACAGTTTTTGTACCTGCGTATAATTCAGATAAAAAGAACTATATAAGAGTAAATGTAAATAGTTTAGCTCCAAGCTGGGCTACTAAATATAAGTTTGTAGTAAAACCATCTAAGAGTCAGTACCAAGTAGTATACTCTAATATTTATTTTCAAGAAGACTCCGGTTTTACTTGGTTTAAATTGGAAGGCGACAATAGAAGTAAGGTTCAAGAAAATTCTACTTTAATTGTAAAGGCAGATTCAAATGGTGTCCTTAGAAATTTAGTTAAAACAAAGGTTCTAGCATTAGAAGCTAAAGGCAAGGATTTTATTGAAGGGAACAAGAATGCGGCTGAGAAAGATATTATAGAGCCTGCTGGATTATATATGAAACTTAAACCTTCTAACTTCTCTGCTAATTATACTGAGAATTCTTTTATAGACGAAGGAGAGGTAAGTGAAGGAGGAAGCTACGCTAACTTATCCTATCCATGTTATATAGATAATCCTTTATTTGGAGATCCTGGAGAGTTAGAGTTTATGCCTTATGACGTGCCTGCTGGAAGTTTAATAAATATAAACTTTAAAGTTACTAGAGCTTCTAGAGGAAATGATTGTGGAGAAAGAACATACACTTTTGATAAATCATTTACAGCTTCTCAAGATTATGAGAGTTTGTTTGCATTTATAACTGGAGATCATATTGACTTAACTTCTGGTAATTCAACTGGAGGTGACACTACTGTTAATGAAAACTACTTTAAAGATACTATAACAAGTCCTTATACTGGAGATATACCAGCTATACCAGGGACCAATCAGTATGAGTTTCAAGAAGACACTACTAATGGTAGATTATTCTTTGTAATGAAAAGTGGTACTCCAAATTGTGGCGGAGTAGACAGAAGAGTTTCAAGAGTTTTTTGTCATATTCAAGTTCAGAGAGCAGAATCTATAATGGTATTCGAAACTGAAGCTGCCGAAGCAAACGGAGAGACTTACTTCGAAGGAAGTGAATCATTCAATATTATTGACGGATATCATCAAGGTAACGTAACTAATCAATCTATATCTAGCCCATTTGCGACTGTAGATTTAAACTTTTTTGATTGCTTCACATTTGGTAATGGAGTTGAAAGTTACAAAATAGGAGACTCATTAACTGGAGCTCCATTCTATCTTGGAAGCAGAGTTACTGCTGTATCTCAAGAAGATTTTAAGGAGGCTCATAGATACGCAAGTATAACATATAGTGGAATATATAATGAAGAAACTAATGTTAATAAGCTAAATGAATTTAATTTAGCACTAGCAAACTTCAAGGACTGTGAGAAATCATTTGGTCCAATTAACATACTTCATGGAAGAAAAACAGATGTACTTACATTACAAGAAGATAAGATATCTTACGTATTAGCTGGCAAGAATTTACTTTCTGATGCAGCTGGAGGAGGAGCTATTACATCTGTACCTGAAGTTCTTGGTACACAAATATCTAGAATTGAAGAGTTTGGTATTAGTAGTGATTCTGCTAGTTTTGCCGCATGGGGAGAGGATATATATTTTACTGATACTAAGAGGACATCTGTAATAAATTTAAAAGGAGGATCTACTCAGGCAGATGCGTTAGTTCCTATATCTAAACTAGGAATGAACGGTTGGTTTAGAAGTGAATTTAAAGATAAAGTAAACTATCAAAAATTAGGAGGTTATGATCCATATTTAAAAGAGTACGTGTTGTCTATAACTGATAACAAATTACCAACCCCTATAGATGTTTTAGAGTGTGGATTTACTATATCTCAGGACACTGCAAATAATGAATTATTATTTAATTTAGAATTTGGAAACGTAATTGGAGAGGCTTCTTTTGATTATAACTTTGAAAACGGATCAGCAAATGTTGAGGTATCTTATGACGGTATTGTAGTTATAAACGAAGTGGTATCTGGAGCTGGAACGTTAACATTTGATAAATCAAAAATAAACCCTACATTTGCAACAGTTACAATTACTCCAGATGAGGCTACTTATATTCTTATATCTAATTGTACTGTAGCAGATCCTATAACAGTTATTAGAGTGGTAATAAACTCTCCATCTAACGAAGGAGAAACTATTCATAATAACTATAACTGGACATTAGATGGATATACAAGTCCAACTAATATCGACTTTGTACTACTAGAAAGTGACGGATTGTCGTTGTACGATTCTAATACTAATCAACCTTCAGTAGGAGTTATTCCTGCTATAGGAAGTACGATAAAAGTTCAATCTGAGAAATACATTACAGATACATTTAATTTTGATCCTTTAGCTAATTCATTTAAGTATTTAGTTTCTAATACATTATATACTGATTTAGACATAGACATACTAAGACCGTTATTAACAGAAGCTACACCAATAGTTAATCCTGTTACAGGGAAGTACCAAGCTTCATTTGTTTATAATAACCCTAGTGGATATCAGTACTTATATTTAGTTTGGGATCTAACAAATGCTTATAGTGTAGATCTATGTTACGACGCTACAGATAGAGTTGCGGCATGCGAGTTGTGTGGAGATGTTCCTCATTACGCTATCGAGTTGTGTTACGACGCTACGGATAGCGCTTTAGCATGTGACTGTAATGTTTAAATAAATAAAAAAAAAAATAAAAAAATATGGCGACTAGCGGAACATATTACATAGACACAGCGGATTTTTCAACAGCTACAGCTGTATGGACAGATACCGCACTAACAACAAAGGCTCCTGACGGATACTATTCTTTTGGAGGAAATTATAGACAACAGTTCGAAGGTTTACTGCTTCCTATTGAATCTTGCTCTACTCCTCCTGTTGATTGCTTTAACTACGAAATGGTAGCGATGAGCGATGGACCAGGATGTGAAGGATATGTTAATTATTCATACACTGATTGCAATGGAATATTACAGATTGGAGCTAGTTTTTCAACGAGTGTAACTGAGTACGTATGTGCTCAAAGTACCCCTACAATAACTTGTGGATCAGCTTCAATAACTAACTTAGGCGCTTGTTTATCGTAATATGGAATATACATTATCATTTAGCGAAGACTCAAAAGGATGGACATCGTTCTTTTCATTTATACCTGAAAAAATGATTGGTATGAATTCTTATTTCTATACATTTAAGAACGGGAACTTGTATAGACACAATTCTAATGAACTTAGAAATAACTTCTATGGCGTACAGTACAATTCAAAAATAACAGGTGTATTTAATATAGAATCTGGATCAGTTAAAAACTTTAAAACTATATCATTAAATAGCGACGACTCTTGGAAGTGCGAGGTTATAACAGATATGGCTACTGGGTTTGTAGATAAGTCGTACTTTTCTTTAAAAGAAGGTGACTACTTTGCGCATATAAGAAGATATGAGAATGATATTGATTTATCAATGAGATCAGCTCAAGGTATTGGAGGAACTACATTAGTTAACTCTTCGATTCCTTCCGCAACTGTAGTTACGTTTCCTTTTAATATAGGAAGTATTATAAGTGTTGGAGATATAGCGTACAAGAACAACTCAGGATCATTACTAAAGCTAGGTACTATTACATCGTTGTCAGCAAATTCAATTACCGTAAACACTACTGTAACAGGTGGAAATATTCCATTGGTATCAGACTATATATTGTGTATAAAAAATAGCACAGCGGAGTCGTACGGCGCTACAGGATACTATATGCAATTTGAGCTAGAGAATGATAATACATCAAGAGTGGAATTGTTTTCAGTAGGAAGTAGCATTTTTAAAAGTTACCCATAATTTTGTTATCTTTGTAAAAAAAAATGTTTTCCTGTAGAATAGAGAATAAGCATGATTTTTACAACACATTATGTGAGTGGTGGACGGACTGGAAATTTCCGTTAATGAGTATTGATGCCATTCCAAATAACATATGTGTAGTTAGTAATGAAGGAATAGATTTATACGCTGTTCCTGTTTACTTAAGTGATTCTGATGTGTGCTGGATGGGGTTTATAACAGGGAATAAAAATAGTACTAAGGCTTTACGTTCTGGATCCTTGGATTACTTAATGAAATATACAGAACAATATTTAAAACAGTCTGGATTTAAATATATAATGACTGTTAGTAAAACTCCTGTACTAAAGAAAAAATTCGAAGATAACGGATACTTAATATCAGGAGAGAATCTTAATGAATACATAAAAAAAATATAGTTATGGGACAAGGAGCGTCTGCATTTATGACTAAAGCAAATCCATTTATCGGTATAGCTAGTACCGGATTAAATATTGGTATGAGTTTAGTTGAAGCCAGTAAACAAAAAGAACTGCAAAGAGCAGCTGATAGACAAGCTGAAAAATCAGCAGCAGAGCAAGAGAGATTGTTAAGTCAGGACTTCTATACTAGCTTACAAGTACCTATGGAGGCATATGATAAGCAGTTTGCAGCAAATACAGCAGCTCAACAACAAGCCTTATCAGCACTGACAGAAGGTGATCCTAGATTACTTTTAGGTGGTGTTGGAAAGGTACAAGCCGCGACTGTAGATGCAAATTCAGATACTGCTGATAACTTAGCAGAAAAGTTATATAACTTAGACATGACTCAGGCAGGAGCTGCTGAAAGAGCAAACCTAAGACTTGCTCCATTAGAGGCTGAAAGATTAAAAGGAGCACAAGAAGCGTCTGCGGCTGCGCAGATGGCTAAAATACAAGCTCAACAAAAGGCTCTAGGAGCAGGAGGTGATTTAATAAAAGGACTAGGAGCTATGATTCCTGAGTACTCTAAAACTAAGACCGCTGGACTTTCAGGAACTGGTTCTGGAGTATTTAATAAGTTCATGAATTACCAACAACCTACTAGCCAGTTAGGGGTTTCTCAGTTAGCACCTGCACCGACAGCTCCGTTAGGATTCGGTCAAGGAGCGTTTAATCCGTTTGCTGCTGTAAGTACGATATCTCCAGTACAAGAATCTTTAGACTCATACGGATTTATTAACTCAATGCAATTTTAATTATGGCAGAGTACTTAGGATATGTAAATCCAGCTGAAACAAAAGCTAATCCGACATTAGACTGGTCTACAGTTATAAATGATGTTAGAGATACTTTAGCCGAACAAGAAGCTGGAAGAGAGGCTACTAGACAAAAAGCAAAGCAAGAAACTAACGAGCTATATAATTCGTTAAATAAAATTTCTGCTGGTCAAAACCAAGGGTTAAATGGATTTATAACTAATGCTAGTTATCAGTCTAAGAACCTACTTGGAGAGGCTTATAAATTATACACTTCTGGAAAGATAAGTGGTAAAGATTATACTGAAATACAAAACAACATGAAGGGTTCTTTTACTGACATCAATGATGTTGTTAAGACCCTACAGTCAGACTACGAAAAGTATATGGACTTGTCTAGTAAAGGACAAACATCTATTATAGATGATTATAATCAGAAGCAAAAAGGAGAGGCATTAGACTTAAGTAATAAGGAATTTTATGTCGACCCATTAACTGGAAGAGGATATATTGGTAAAATAGTTAACGGAAAAATTGATCAATCAAGTTTACAACCCCCTGCATGGATAAAAACTAACGGGTCTACATTTGTTGGAAAGGTTGACATACCTAAAGAGATAGCTCCGTATACTAAAGATCTAGGTAAGTTTGAGTATATACTTCAGAAACCGCCGGCTGGTGGTATATGGACTACTGACAATATAGCAGAAAAGCCAGAATTTAAAAAATTCTTAGATGACGCAGCTAGTGCTATAGTTTCTAATCCATACAAGATGGCGACAATACTTGGCCAGGTTGGTGATTATAATTTAGTTGATGATCCAAAACAAGCAAGTAAAGAAAATATATTAATGCAGAGGGATTCTTCTACAGGGATGAATAAGCCTATGCTTACTGCTGAACAAGAAGAAGAGGCAAGGAATACTGTTAAAAACGCTATACTTTCACAGGTAAATAAAACTATAAGACAAGAAGAAAATACTTATAGAGCTCCAGTTAGAGGAGGAGGAGGCGTGAGTGATAAGCCTGAAGATCCAAATAAAACTGTATTTGTAGGTGAACCTTCTTTTTTAAATAGAAAAAGAGACGGTGTTACTATTGGAAAGGTTGTGCCTATATCAGGAGTTACGATAAAAAGGGCTCCAGGAGTTGTAGAGCAAGTAAATAGAGTCGGTATAAGGGACGGTAAATTATTTATGACTTATACTATTTACAACGGAGCTATAGGCATGTCAGATGACGAGGCTGGATCTAAATCTAGTTATAAGGACAAGAAAATAATTACCATATATGAAGGTAAGGACAGAAATAATATAAATGAAAGACTTAGATTTGTAGGTGGTGATTATTCAAATATAGAGTCGGCTAAATCATCATTAGGTCCTGTGGAGTCTAAATCAAACAGCACAATAGACGAAGGTAAAATACAATACCTACTAAAACAAAATCCTGGAGCTACCAGGAAACAAATTATAGAAGCTTTAAAAAACAAATAATATGCCAGATCCTAAAAATAAATTAAACTTAGATTTAAGCGGATACAAGGGAGGTAATAAATTAAACTTAGATTTAAGTGGTTATTCTGAAGTAAAAAAAAAAGTAGCTTCTCAACCTACTTCTCAAGAAGAAGTGTGGGGGTCAAACTCACAACCGAAGGATGCGTATACTTCGTTGGTTACAGATCAACAGATACCTCAACAGGAATCGGATACTTCAAGTGGAGAACAACCTAAACCAATATTAAAAGGACTTCCGAGTGTAGAGTCTTTAAAGAAAAAACCTATACAGCCTAAAAAAGAAACTGTAGAGATAATAAAAGATATTGTCCCTAAGGTTGCTAAAGCTGTATCTATAGAAAAAAATAAGGAAGACTTTTCTGAGACAACTCAAAAAGCTAGAAAAGAATCTAAGTCCTTAGTAGATAAAAAACAAATAGATCAAAAGATATCTGAAGTAAGTACACTTCAGAATGAATACGCTAAATCTTTAAAAGAAATTGATCTTGCAAAGAAATTACTATCTGATGAAAAATCAGAAATTGACTATCAAATGTCAGTTGGTAATAATACTCCTGAATTCCAAGAAAGAGTTGCTGTTCATAATGCAAAGGTTCAAGAAAACTTAGATAGATTTAACTTATTAAAGGACAAGTCTGAGGTTATAAATTACAATAAAAAAGTAATAGAGTCTGCATCTGGGAACCTACTCAGAGACAAAGCAGAGAAAGGTAACTGGTTCGGGGCCATATACAATAAAATGTTAGAGGGTGCTAGTTCTATAACTTCAGGAGCCGTCTCTAGACTTACTGATTTAGTAGCAGAAGTTGTTCCTTCTCAATACTTAATATCTCCTAAAGAATTAAAAGGTTTAAAAGATAAAGGTCTAAACCAAGACCAGATAGACGACTACATAAAGAAATCAGCTAAAAAAGACATAATACCTACTATAAGAAAGGCTAACGTTGAATTATTAGGAGATAAGGGAACTACAGAAGAGTATATAAAAAAGAAAGAAGAGTCTGGATTAATCGAGGGTGGTATCTTAGGCTTGGCTGGATCTGTTCCTGCTATGATGGGTGGAGTATACGGAAGGGCTGCTAATTTTTTTCTAAGCGGTTCTGATGCCGTTGAAAAAGAGATGGAGTTAAATCCTGACTTTCAAAACATAAGTGAAAATGAAAAGCTAGCTGTAATTGTCCCTATAGGAATTGCTAATGCAGTTTT